AGCTGGCATGACGGCTAAAGGTGTTAGAGCATATCGAAGAGCCAATCCTGGTAGTAAATTAAAAACTGCAGTAACAGGTAAAGTTAAACCTGGATCGAAGGCAGCTAAAAGAAGAAAATCATATTGCGCAAGATCTCTTGGTCAACTTAAAAGATCTTCTGCTAAAACAAGAAACGATCCTAACTCTAGAATAAGACAAGCTAGAAGAAGATGGAAATGTTAATTTGAAAAAGACTTGGAAAAAACAAAAGGTTCAATCATTAGTTTGTGGTCATTGTAAAGAATGTGACAAAAAGTTAATGAGTGATGAGGGTGGATGGATAGTAACTGCAAAGAGAGAATATTTTTGTCATGATGGTAAAGAAGGTTCTTGCTTTGACAACTACTGTGAGTTAAAAGTTAAACAACATAAGGAGCAACATGAAAAAAGGTTATCACAAAACAGCTACTGGTAAGATCGCAAAGAAGGGTCTTTACTATAACATCAATAAGAAAAAAAAAGCTGGTACATCAAATTCTAAAAAAAAGTCTACAATCTCTGCGAAGGCTTACAAGAATATGAAGTCTGGATTTAAAAAGTAATTCTTTTTAATTCTTCAAACTCTTCCCAGATAGAATTTTCTGGACCCCAATATCTTTTTTTATCTTGCTTGTTATTTAGTGAATGTAAGATAGTTGTATGATCTTGATTAAATACTCTACTCATTGAAGATAGGCTTACATTATATTGTTCATGTAATAGATTATAAAGTATACTTCTAGTTCTAACTATATCTCTTGTTCTACCTTTACTAAAAATATCATGTTTGCTTACAGTATATTTTTCACAAACCTTATCGACAATTTTATTTACAACTTCTAAGTTTGCGTTTTTAAATTTAATACCAATTTTTCTTTTTAAATTACTGTCTACAATTGGTTGATTTTTTTGTAGGAGATCTGCTGCATATAAAAATCCTTCCGAGAACCCTACCTCATATAATCTTTCTTCTTGGTTCGTAAGAAGGTAAAATGCTTTCTTTACTTTATATATAAATTGATTGTTGTTTATGTTGTTTTTGTGTTTTTGATAGTGTTGACTTATATTTATGGTCATAGATCCCCTACAGTTTCCTTTCTTTTTTTTCAACTATTAAGTTAGTAACTAACTAGCTAATAACTTTTCTTTTGTCTGCTCTATTTGCCAAAGTAATTTATAAGAATCTTGTTGATACTTATTTACTTTTACTTTTGCTTCCAGATACTTCTCGTGTTTCTTCGCTTGAAGATCCTTTAGCTTTTGCAGACGAACTTTGATGTCTTCCATCATGCTCCTTTGCTACTGTTGTAAAATCGTACTTTAAGTTATCGATTTTTACTTCTACAAACTCTCCTCTATTCGAGTTGTTTGCAGCCTTCTTTACATCATCAAAGAGTTCGATCATTTGAAAATGACACTCTCCATTGATAATTCTTTTAAATTTTGTCATAGTTTTTAATTTTTTTCAACTTCTTTTTCTATCAAAAAATCTATATACTGTTTAGCTTTTTTAAGATCTTCTACTCCATTTTTTAATCTCCACCTGGAAATATATTTAATTACATTGCCTTCGCAGAAATTTAATTTGTTTGCAATAATGAAATCAATAGGCTCTATCTTATTCATTATGTAATGCACAGGTTGTTTAATTTTATCTGTCATAAGTTTTTTTAGCAAGGTGGGGAAAACGGAAAGGGAAAAAAACCCCACCCTGCTTGATACCCTTTAGCCTAAGTTAAAAGGTATATTCGTTATTACCACCATCATTAGATTTTGCAATGTTGTTTTTACTTGCTCCACTTGGTGTTAAAATTATAGTCAACTCTCCTGCTTTTAATTTGCCGTCTTGATCTTTAGACGGAAAAGCAGCCTGGTTATACCATTTACCATTTATGTTTACTCCAATGGTCCAGTTCTTATCTGGATGTTTCATATTTTTTGGACCAACATATATAGGAAGTTTATCTTCTGGTGACTTCCAATCTGGGTTCTTGGTTAAGTTAATGTATATTTTTTCGGATTGATTATCCATGTTTACTCCTTGGTTATATCAACTACTGTTGATTATTGTTTAGTTTGACCTCATGCTCACGAGTATGTTTCATTATTTGCTCGAATGCTTTAAGGTTATTTTTTTTAAGATACATAACTTGATCTCTAACTAAATCTTTAACTGCAGACAATTGTCTTGCAGTTGTTGTGTCAGAAATATCTTTTATTATATCTTCTACATTTACCTCATCATCAAGGTAGGTAGGTTCTTCTTTAGATTGCTCTACAGAATTTTCTTCAAAGGGTGCTGCGTTATAACCATCTTCTAAATCCATTCCTGTTTTTAAGTTTAACGCATTTAAAAACGCATACTTTCTACTGTATGACATTGCTTGACCTGTTCCGTATTTATCAAGACCACCCATGGCAGTACATCCATCCACTATAATAAAATTTTTTGGATCATCGATGTCTGTTATTTTCATAGTACAAGTTACAATTACACATTTAGGTGTAACATCTGTAACATAGTTACAAGTCGCATATAATCTATTTTCTAATAGAGCTGCCATTGCAACTCTTTGCACATCATCATGTAATAAAGGATTAAATGGCATTCCTTTTACCTTGCTTGCTTTTTTTACACCACTCGCATGATTACAAGCATTGTAAAGTTTTTCGTATATATTTTTCATATTTTTTTTATTTATTGTGTACACATTAGTTTCACTACTCATATTTTATTCCCCATAGTTTGGTTATTAGTTGTTTTTGTTCATCTGCTAAATCTTTATAATAAAAGAAATGATTAAGATCTGGTGGCTCCATCATCATTGCTAATTTTTCAATGTTGCCTTCACAAAACATAATCATTTTTTCCCATAATAAAATTTTTTCTATCATGATTTTATAAAGATGCTGCAAGTGATCTGCCTTCATTAACTCATGGCTTTGATCAAAGATAATATAATCTTTGTCATTAACATATACCAAGTAAGGTATCTTGTTTGTTGCCATGTAGTAGAACGAAGTTTGTGTAAGGTTTTCAATTGTAGGTTCACTAGGTAGATCTTGAGTAATCATATTCCACTCTTCTTTACCTTTAACCTTCCTTAAATTAGGTGGTTTAGTTTTTAATTCTATAAATTTTGTTTTAGTTTCATAATCTATTCTGCCGATCACAGGTTTAATCATATCAAATTCTTTTAGTTCAACATATCTTTCACAAACTAATTTTTCTTTTTCAACAATCTGCTGCACAACTTTTTTTGTAATTGGAATACAATCTTCTGCAAACTTAATCATAGCTTCTCTGCCGAACTTATCTTTTGCGTCAACAGGTGGATTTGCATTTATGTTTTCTTTTTCTTGATCGAAACAAACTTTATAATCTTTATCCCATTCTGTTTCTTTAATTGTTTTAGTTTTATAAATTACATCTGCAATTTGTTTTTGGACCACATTATTAACTAAGTTGCCAAAGTTAGCTTTATATCTAAATGGAAACTTCCTTCTAACTTCTTGAGGAAAAGTATAACCTAATAAATTTTTTGCAAAGGGTGTACTTGTTGATGAATAAGACCAATGATCCAATCCTTCACCACCATTAAATATTGAAAATGCTTTTTCGATTTTTTTATTTTCCATTTTTTGTTAGGTATTACAGGCATTTATTGTAGTTGTCAACGGAAGATTTTATTTATATAACGGAATGAAAATGACTAAAAAAAAACTACCTTATAAAAAGGTGCGCATAATCTGGGTCGACATATGCAGCTCAAGTCAATGGTATGATGATTTATCTGATGTTGATAAGTTTAGTTATACCTTTTGCGAGGATATTGGATACCTATATTATAAAGATTCTAAAGTAGTAAAAATATTTACTTCATTTTTTTATGATGAGGATAAACTATCTGTTGGAAATATAACTGCGTATCCTAGAGCTGTAGTTAAAAAAATTATATACGAAAAATGACATATTCTGGAATATTTGAAGAAACTGATTGTAAAAAGGAATTAGAAAGAGCCAAAAAATTTATAAAAAAACAAGAAAATATAATTTTCGCGCTTGAAAAAGAAATTGAACAAAAAGAAAATGAAATAAAGGTATTAAAAAATGGCGCGTGATGTTTATGCTTTTAGTAATGGCAAATATTCTGATTGGCACAGAAAATATGACGGCATTGCTTATATTGATGTTGATAGTGTTGAGTGTTGTATGTACTGTTATGAACCACTTGCTATAATTGAGACTTGTTACGATAAAGGTCAAGAATGGAAGGCTACAACGCTCTCAAAGATCATCGCAGAACGCTTAAACATACCTTGTTTTTTAGTATTCTATAAGGAACTGACACCAAGTAGCCTAACCTTCCGTATCAAGCGTATAAAGAGCCGTAAGACGCAATTCCAACTGATGAGTGAGGACCAATGGGTTAAAATACTAAGATCCTTGCATGACCACCATAAAACAAAATGTAAATCTAAAAAAAGAAAGGATATATAATGAATGTAAGTAGAGGATTTTTACACATAACTTATAAGCTATACCACCACCTGGATTTGGTGGATGGGGAAAGAAAATCACATTGTCTCAATGTATTTTTATCTGTAATGAAATATGCCTGGAAGAAAAATGGCTACAAGGCAGGTTTAAGGCATGAAACAATCCATAAAGACACAGGTTTATGCCGGACCACTATCAAATCCTGTCTAGAAACTTTAAATAAACTTAATATTGTAAAGTCTGTAAGGGGTAGATCCGGTAAAACTTATCTTGTAAATGAAACATTTTTGCGAGCCGAGAAACTTTACGAGCCAACCCAGATAGCCGTTAAACCTACACAAGATAGCCGTTTTACGGCTACATTAGAAGAAACAATATCCATTAATAATATAGGTAAAATAGTTAAGAGTTTTGCAGGGGATACTCAGAAGATATTAGATGAATTATCTAAACTCCCCCTTGATGAATTAAAAGCAGAAACTGTTAATGTATATCTATGTAAACAAGCTATTCAACTGAAAGAAGACAAGGAACGAGAAAGCAAAGCGACTTATGTTAATTCTGAAAAAATATTGAGCGCATTGTCCAGGATAAAGAAACAAGCTAATCCAAGATATAGAGAAAAAGTTGAATACAATAAAAGAAATGGGATCAAACCATGGGAAAATAAGTAATGCCTGGAAGAGCGCAGCAGAAAGTTTTTTGCCAGGGATTTACCAGAGCTGGATTGAGAGAAGGTAAGAAAATACCTTGTAGAATGAAAGGTTATCCATTATCTGGTGGTAGGTTATTCAAATGTAAATTTCATGGCTATCAAAACTATGATAAATTTAATAAAGCTAACTACACAGATGAAACAAGAATAAGACAATTATCCAAACTATTACAATTTAAGGATTATACAGATGAACAAATTAAACAATACTATTACACCAAAACAAAACCAAGAATTAATAACAGAGAAAAATCTATCTACCATAGAAGAAAAATTGGTAAACGGAATGACCCTTACAGAAATACTAAACGACAAGCAGTATCCGTTCAGTTTGATGAAGTTCTACGCATACTTGAGAAAAAATCCAGAGTTAGAAATAAGAATACTTGAAGCTAGAAAACTAGGTATCCAAACTCTAATAGACAAACTAATGCAAGTATTTAGCTATCAAGAAATTGAATCTCCAAATGAAGTTTTATGGATCCGAGAAAAAACAAAATTTATTCAATGGGTTGCCGGCAAGGTATCCGATTTATATAGTGATAATAAACCTGTAAAACAAAACATTGATACTAAAATGACTATTTCCTGGGAAGATAACTCTGATGATTTGATTGATGTATCTGGGGATAT